GTCGGACCTGGCTCCTCTTGGCGTTGGCCCTTACGAGGACACCCTTCGCCGTCTAGACGGTGGGATAGACCACAATAAAAACTTAATAACTCTGAACGTTCAGAGAGTCGATAAAAACTTCTCTCTAAAAACAATGGCTTTTCAATCTTCGGTGAACCCCGCGCAACTTACTGCGCCTGGTGCACTTAATGGCGCTATCGCTGATACTAGCGAACGCCGCGCTCTTTACCTTAAGCTTTTCTCTGGTGAGATGTTTAAGGGTTTCCAAAACAATACGATCGCTCGTGATCTGGTTATGCGCCGCACCCTCAAGGGTGGTAAGAGCCTCCAGTTCATTTACACGGGTCGCACTAAGGCTGAGTACCACACTCCTGGTAACAGCATCCTGGGTGATACCAACAATGCACCCCCGGTGGCTGAGAAGACCATCACCTGTGATGACCTGCTGATCAGCTCGGCTTTCGTGTACGAACTCGATGAAGTTCTCAGCCATTACGACCTGCGTAGCGAGATCTCCCGTAAGATCGGCTATGCTCTGGCTGAAAAGTATGACCGCCTGATCTTCCGTCAGATCGCCAAAGGTGCACGTCTGGCTTCTCCTGTTAGCAAAACCAACTACGTTGAGCCTGGTGGTACCCAGATTCAAGTGGGTGCAACTGCTGACAAGGCTTATGACGTTAATGCTTTGGTTAACGCCTTCTACGACGCTGCTGCTGCAATGGACGAGAAGGGTGTGTCTGGTGATGGTCGTGTTGCCGTCCTGAACCCCCGTCAGTACTATGCCCTGATTCAGGGTATCGGTAACACTGAGATTGGTGGTTATCTGGTCAACCGTGATGAGCAAGGTACTGCCCTGCAGTCCGGTAAGGGCATCATGGAAATTGCCGGTATCAAGATCTACAAGTCCATGAACATTCCGTTCCTGGGTAACTACGGTACTAAGTACGGTGGTGGTACTGGTGTGACCTCTCCTGGTAACACTGGTAGCTTCGTGGGTAGCGATACTGAACTGGAAGCTGGCACTGTTAGTTCCGCTGCTGGTCCTCGGAACAACTACGGTGCACAAGATGCATTCGATGCTTCCTGTGGTCTGATCTTCCAACGTGAAGCCGCTGGTTGTGTGGAAGCTATTGCTCCTCAAGTTCAAGTCACCTCGGGTGATGTCTCCGTGATTTATCAGGGCGACGTGATCCTGGGTCGTCTTGCTATGGGTGCAGACTTCCTGAACCCTGCTGCTTGTGTTGAGCTGTACGCTGGTGCATCTGCTGATGCTGCCTTCGGTGACCAGTATCCTTCTAACGTCACTACCTCCTGATAACTTTTAGTATCAAATATGGGAGCCTCTTCGGGGGCTCCTTTTTTTTAATTCCTTATTGAGAATTAGTCTTATTATCAATTATGCCTTACTCAACCACTGGCTCCAACACTGAGCTACAAGCTGTTAATCAGATCCTGGCGTCAGTTGGTCAGGCTCCTGTAAACTCTTTAACGACTGAAGAAACTTTTGTCTTAGAAAAAACAGATAGTTTTGTAGGTTCTATTAGCGGCACCACCCTTACTACTGAAGAAGCTAACATCCCTGTGGGGACGTACATCTCTGGTACTGGTGTAACTAATAACACTTCTATTGCTACCGCAGGTGTTGCTCAAGGTACCGCACCTGAAACCTATGAATACACTGTGAATATCTCTCAGACTGTAGCTAGTACAAATATGCTTAAGTCTGTTCTTTCTTATAAAGTTGAAACTCAAACCAACCCGGACGTTGCGATTGCGTACAATACGTTACTTGAAGTTTCACGGGAAGTACAATCAGAAGGCTGGTCTTTCAATAGGGAACGTAATTACACTGGTCTTCAACCAGGAACTGGTAATAAAATCCTGATCCCCAACAACGTTATCCAAGCAGATCTTAGTCAAGACTACGTATCTAACTTGGGTCGTAATGTGGTAAACCGTGGTGGTTACCTTTACGATACTATTAAACACTCAGATGTTTGGGATACTGGTGAAACTATTTACTTGGATATTCTGTGGGAGTGGGATTATACTTACATCCCTCAACCTATCCAAGACTACATTGTAGCCAGAGCATCCTCTATTATGTGCAGCAGGACCGTTGGTGATCCTAATCAGTATCAAATGCTGCAACAACGTGAAGCGTATACAAGGGCTATGGCTCTTGAATATGAGTGCAATCAAAACGATTTGACCATCTTTGGTTCTCCAAAAGAGGGTACTTATTATCGTAGCTATCAACCATTTAACGCACTGTACCGATAATGCCCGCAGTAACTCAACTGACACCTAATTTTCTTGGTGGTGTCTCTAAACAAAATGACAGCAAAAAATTAGAAGGTCAGGTATCTGAGTGTATTAACGGGTATCCTGATCCTACCTACGGTCTTCTTAAAAGACCCGGTATGAAGTATATCGACAAACTGAAAGATAGTCTTGGAGCACCTTTTAATAAGACTGCTCTAGATGGTTCTATTTGGTTTTACATTGATCGTGGTACAGCTGGTTCCTACGTTGGTGCTATTAAAGGTAGTAACATTTATGTGTGGACCCAAGACGGTACGTGGTGTACAGTAACTAATACTGGTTCCAGTTACTTGACTGGCACATCTTCAGACGATTACCATTTCCGTAGTATCCAAGACATTACGGTTATCACTAACAAGTTGGTAACCTCTGCTATGCAAGCTTCAGGTACTTATGTGGCTGGAGCCGTTGCTACACTGAAACTACTGAACCTTGTATCTACTTACGACTACACTGTCACTATTCAAGGTATTTCTTCAGTCTCTACCTCTCAGAACGCCACAACGTTCGATGATATGCTGCTGTACGACAGTGGTAGTGTCAATACCAATCACCACATGGTTGATGATATAGTTAATACCATCACTACTCAACAAGGTGCTGCTAATGCTGATTTCAATGGTACTTGGTGTATTGAAGGATATACTAATAGCCTTGTCATTAAACGCTTCTACGATTCAGTCACACCTGCTAACACTCCTAATCAAATCCTAACTAGTTACGAAGATACTGATCCTGCGTACTCTTCTGCTACGTGGAAAACTCACCCAGCTTCGTTTACTATTGAAGCTAAAGGTGGTCTGAATAACGACGCTTTGGAAGTGTTTGAGGATGATGTAATCAACGTATCTAAACTTCCTACTGAGTCTTACCACGGACATCACGTTACTATTCTGAATAGCGACACTGATGCCGACGATTACTATGTGGAGTACATCGCCTATAACAGTCAAAAAGGTAGGGGCTACTGGAAGGAAACCTTAGCACGTGATGTGTCTCCTGGTTTGGATGCTGCAACCATGCCGCACGAACTAGTTAACACTGGTGCTACTACGTTTACCTTTGGTCCTATCAACTGGACTGGTAGGCTTGCTGGTGATAATGTAACTAATCCAGAACCTTCTTTTATTGGTTACCCTATCAATGCTACGTTCTTCTACAGCAACCGTTTTGGTATGTTGTCAGAAGATAATATCATCTTTGGTGTAGCTAATGACTCATATAACTTCTTTGCTAAATCAGCTCTGACACAGATTGATTCAGATCCTGTTGATTTGAACGTGTCAAGTATCAGACCTGTACAGTTGACTGACGTTCTACCGTCTCCCCAAGGCTTGACTCTCTTTAGTCAACGTCAACAGTTCCAAGTTTTTACCACAGATGGCAGCATCTTGACTCCCAGTACGGCTACTGTTCGGGCTATTTCTAACTATGAAATGGATCCTAACATCTCCCCGGCTGATGTTGGTACCTCTGCTATCTTTATCAGTAAAGTACCTGAGTACAGTAAAATCTTTTCTATTCAACTACAAGACGTTCAACAGAACCCTATTGTTGTTGACATCAGTAAAGTTGTTTTAGAGTGGATTCCTGATACTATTGATGAGTTAGTAGTTAGTCCACAAAACTCACTTATTATCCTTGTTGATAGAAGCTCTTCTTATTTGTATCTTTTCCGTTTCTATAACAACGGAGAGAAGAATCTATTTGAAGCTTGGACTAAATGGCAGGTGACTGGTACGATTCACGCTGCTGATATTCTAAACGATGAACTAGTCCTTGTTATCCAACACGAAGACGAGTACACTTTCCAATCAATTACTCTTGACGAAATTCCGACTGGATCAGTCACTGCTACTGCTTCTAGTACTGACGGTAACGCCTGTCTAGACTTTGCTACCAGACCTGTATCTCCTGGTGGTGGTGTGGATGCAGTTGTATATGATGCATCTAGTGACAAAACTAAAATCTACATCCCATACACTCCAATTAGTACAAAAGAGGCAACAGTCTTGGTTGCTAAACCATCCACAGATGAAGGCTATTCTTTTAAGGTTATGCCTAAAATTGAGAGTGGTACTAACTATTACTACTTTGAAGTGTCTAAAGACTTGACTGAGTTTGCTGATGGTATGGTTGTGGGTTATGGTTATGATTTTGAAGTGACTCTACCGACGTTCTATTATCGACGTAAGGAGACCACCACAGACTACACCGCTAACCTTACGGTTGCTAGGGTCAAGGTGTCTGCCGGTAGAACTGGTGCACTCACCTTTAAAACACGTCTAGGTAGTTCTAAAGAATGGGTTGAAGTAAAAGAAGTTACCACGATTAACGACTACTCTGCAACGGGTAACCCTGTTAAATCTTCCTATCTATTCATCGTACCTATCCATCAACGTAACACTAATTTCGAACTTAAAGTGACAAGTGATTTTCCATACCCTGTATCGTTGGTGTCGATGATGTGGGAGGGTAACTATTCACCTCAATTCTATAGGAGGTCTTAATTATGGCAGCAGCAGCTATTTTTGCAGGCATTAGTGCTGTATCCTCTATTGCTGGAGGTATCTTCGGTGCAAGCTCTGCAGCACAACAAAACGCTGCAGCTAAAGCTGCCCAAGAAAGGCAGCAAGCTCTGTTAAATGAACAAGCTCGTCTTCAAAACGAGTATAACAAAGAAAAATTTGCAGCCGATAAGGAGAACTATAAAAAGCAAGCTGAGTACAATTTTAATACTGCTATTGAAAAGTGGCAGGCTGATACGACCATCCGCGCCTTGCAAGAAAAGGTGGATGCTCAGAAGTATTTGATGAGTGTAGAGAATACACAAAAGCAACTGACTTTTAACGATATTGCTGCTCGTCAAGCAGAATCTAGAGAGCAATTAGCTCTTAATGACGCTAAAGCTGAGTATCGTTTTCAAGCTCAAGATCAACTGGTTGCACAGCTTCAAGCGGCTGGTAAAGCCCGTCTTGGACAAGCTGGAGGGTCATTAGTTAAACGTGTTCAATCTAACGAAGCGCAGATTGGGCGTGATTTAGCGGTCATGTCTGCTAGTCTTACAGGTGAAATCAACGCCTCTCATCTACGGTTATTCGATATTAGAGCTGGTCAGTACTCTGCCGATGCAAATGTTATGGCGGCGATGATGTTACGTCCTGAGCGTCTTCCTGATATTCCTGCACCGACGATGCCACCTGAACCTACTTGGGTTGAGCCTATGAAGATTCTTCCTGGTATGGCTGCTCCTGCACAACAGCAAAGTGTTGTCGCGCCAATTTTTAGTGGTATTAGCAGTGCTGCTAGTAGCTTGGCTAGCATAAATTGGAGTAGTGGAAAAGGTGGCGGTCAAGAACCAGCCCCGTGGCCTACGGCTCCAAACGGTAAACAGCTTTATGGTCCGGCGTTTTAACTATGGCACAATTTAGACGATCAATTCAGCCGACTGGTTTCCGTCCTGAGAAAGTATCTGAACGTAATATCAGCCAACTCCAAGCTTATTCCGACAGAATTGCAAATGCCTTGCGTGAAGAACGTGATGCTGTAATTTCTAATCGTAATCGGACCGCCGATGCGATGAAGGAGAACGCTCAGATTGAATCCCAACAAGCGGCAACTAATCAAAAAATTCAGCAACAAAATCTGCAAACTAAAATCAATGAGCAGACAATGTTGTCTCAAAAAGCTCTTAATGATTTTGAAGTTAAAACCAAAGAGAGTAATGCAGTTATCTCCTCAATAGCAAATCTTAGTACTACTGCAGCTAAGAAACTAAAAGAGCAAGAAAGAGCACGTAATCAAAAACAGTATGAAAATGATTTAGCAGAGATGCTAATGCTGGGAGAAAACTCTCCTAAGTATAAAGCTATTGAAGCTCTTTTGTTTGATGCTAATGCTGAAGAACTGAAAGCAAATACAGAGCTAGCTCAAGCCCAAGAACGGGGTTTAGATCCCGCTGAGGCTGACAGGTACGCTAGGAATTTTTCTGAGCTTAGTCCTGGTAACCAGATTGGTTTCCTGAACATCCTGGCTAAAAAATATACCTTTTTCCTAACTGATCAGGCGTCTGCTGATGACACTGGTTCCGCCCGTGATGGGCGTAAAGCTGGTGTGTTTGCAGCTAAAAAGCTTGAAGAGTTTATGGAGCTTCAACGTATCAAAGGTATTAACCCTGCACTACTTAAGAAAAGTGGTTTCCTTGATACGGTTTTAGAAGTTAATCAGCAGTACATGTCTACTGCTACTAAAGCTGAACGTGAAGATTATCGTACTGATTTTTCAGATGGCTTTAACGCTACCCTCGCAAACCTACAGCCTGCTGACGCTACTCATTTTATTCAAACTAAATGGCCTGAACTAGTACGTTTGTACGGAAAAACAGGTGCTCTCGATTATCTTGAAAACCTGGCTAAAGTAGTCGATTCCGACGGGAAACCTCTCTACAATACTGCTAGTATTATGGCAGCCAAACTTGGTCCTAAAGGAGAGACCTTTGGTGACTATTGGGGTAAACGCAGAGAAGCAATCGAAGTAACTTTGGCTCAAGGTGCTAACAGTATGGCACGGTTGGAAGATCAAACCAAGGATCGGGAAGCTAATGAGTATGTTAAAGATACTATACTTCCGGCTATCAAAGGTTTACTTGCTAAGGCTCCAGCTTCAGAAGACCTGTCTATCCTAGCAACTACAGAAAAACAGATCCTGGAACAAACTGATGGGGTTCTTCCTAAGAGTTGGATTGATTACAAAAGAACTGTTCTTAATCAAAACAAAGGCGAAGCCCAACGTAATGCTCAAACTGCTTTAGCTTTGCTTGGAACTGGTGAGCCCGCTAACATCAATAAAGCCCGAGAAATCATCAATGGTATCTCAGACCCTGACCTTAGAAAGGAGTTGATTAAGCAGCACCAATCAGTTACTAATCCCGTTCAACTTTCAAGTGAAAACACAAAAACTCTTGAAAAATCTATCATTGCAGTAGCACGAGAAATCGTAGATAATACTCTTGAAGGTTCGTCCAGTAATACAGCACTTAGATTAGCTGGTTACGTCCGTACAGATGCCTACAAGATGTACAAAGAAGAGTTTAAAAAAACTCGGGATGAAACGTTAGCATTGGCAAATGTTCAAGCACGTCTTGATGCAGCAAAGATTCAAGCTAAAGCTGGTGAAGGTCGTTATCGAAAAGGTTTTGGTAAATTTAACGAAACAATTTTTCCCGGACTAGAGGCTGAGGATAAAAGTACTCAAGCTGCTAAAGACGCACGGCTCCAGTCTATGATCAAAAAGGTTCAAAAAGACGGGATCAATGTTCTCAGTATTCCTGGGTTTTTACCTGAAAAAGAACTACGTACTGCTTCAGAAGCATCTGAACAAAATATTCCGCTGAATAAAATTGTTACAAAAGAAACCCTTGCCTTGAAAAATGCTCTTAGCACAAAAGGTAAGAACGTAACTTTTGGCGAACTTTTTAATCGGCAGATTGCTGCATACAACTCGGCAAACCCAGGTAATCCTATTAGACCTGTCGGTATTAGTCCCTTGTTACAAATTATGGATTATGCACACGCTCCCACGTTACAGGCAATTGCTAATAATGCGACCTCTGCTAATGTAGCAAGAGGCATTGCTGAAGCTTCTCCTGGCGGCAAAGAGCTTCGTAATAACATTCGTCCGTTTTTGTCTGGTAACTCAGGTACGAGTACAGGTCCACATGGGGATTTCCGAGTGAGAGATTTAGCCACTGGACAATATATTGATCCTACACCCTTTCTAAAAAGACTCACTGTTAACGGTAAACCGTTGACCGAACAGTTTACAATGACAAGTCCATTTGGTATGCGTACTCATCCAGTTCACGGAGGACGACGTATGCACAACGGTGTTGACTACGGAATGCCTGTCGGTACCAAAGTAGACGTTGATGCTGATTTCTTGGAACGGGTCTATGATCCAGGCGGTGGTAACATGAACATTTACACCTTTACTGAAAATGGGCGTAAATATGAATTGTGGGCACTACACGGTAAGTAATTTAATTAAAACTAATGAGCAATCTTCTTAATTATGGAGATCTTGAAGCGGATTATGTTTTAACTGAGGAGGAGGAAAAGACGCTTAGTTCTGAAGAATCTCAAGTAGAAATTCAACAGAATCTTGAGCAAATTGAAATGGAGCAGGAACAACAGCAAGCAGAGGCACTAGCTGCTGAGCAAGCTGCTGCTGCTCCTACCCCTCAGATGCAACAACCTCCTACGGGAGGTGGAGAATCCCAACAAGCTCCTGGTCCTTCTACGGAAGAACCTTTTGACACTAGTAAAGATTACGCCTACTATGCCGCTCAAGGTATGAGTCGGCAAGAATGGAATCAACGACAACTTGGTGGTGGTGTTGACAGTGAGATGAAAGGGTTCTATCAAGACCCTAAAAGTGCTTTTGAACTAGCCACTGCAGTCCCCACAGGTCTCCTTGATTTTGGTATTGATTTTGCTAATATGGCGTTGAGCCCTAGTAAAATTAAAATACCTAAACTTAGTAAATACGAAAACGGTATTGCACAAGCTGTTAGGCAGATTACTTCTGTTATTGGACCTACTATGGGTCTCCAAGGACTTGGTATGAGGCTTGGTGCAGCAGCTCAATCACGTGTAGGTTGGAGTCTTGGTAACACCGCCTTTATGCGTTTTCTGGGCTCTCGTGGTATCGAAGCTGGAGCCAGTGTAACAGTCGGTGCTGTTAGCTCTGAATATGAGGGGGATAACGCACTTGGTCAGCTTAAACAAGCTTTACCTGCACAGTGGGATTTTATTCCCGATAACTGGGCAACTCTTGAAGGAGATTCAGTAGACAAAAAGCGACAGAAGAATATTAACGAAGACTTGGCTCTTGGTTTTATTATTCCTTTTGTTAGTGCTGCTGGTAACTTTCTAAAGCAGACAGGTGTACTTAAGCGTACCCTTGACCCTAAAACAGGTATTTATAAAGATGCTCCAGAGATTGTAGGTAAAACTAAGAAAGCTCAACAGTTCCTTGATGATGCTAAAGTTGTAGACGATTCTGATGAATTAACTTCCTATGCACTAAAACAGGAAGATGCTCTAGATGAACTCGGCGCGTATAACCTTTCTGAAAACCCAAACATGGACGTGGCATTGAAAGGTGTTCACGATCTTTTTGATTGGAATGAAATTGGTCAACGTACCGTTGATGACTTTGGTATTGTTGGTGCTAGCCTTGATGCTGTTCGTATTGCTAAAAACTACGATACTGTGTATGGTCGCCTGGGTAATATGATTAGCCCGCCTGCTATTAGGTATGCAAGTAAGTCAGCTAATGCTTCTGAAGAGATTGTCTTAGGTCTTACTAAGCAACTTAAGGATGCTGATGAGTACGGGATGCAGGCTAAGAACTGGTCTATCAGTTTTGACGATGTTATTAAGCAAGGTGAAAACCTAAGCATTGAATTGTTTGACCCCTCTATGGGTGTTAAACAGCTACGTGAAATGCTTGATCCTTTCATTGTTAAATCTAAAGATGGGGTTGAGTATGTAGCAGAAGAAGGTTATGCTTCTTTGTTTAATGCCATCAGTGGTATGAGCAAAGAATACACAGGGCTTGATATTGCACGGACACAGGCTTATCTTGCCACATCTTTGGCTGGTCAGGTTTCTGACATTGCAGAAGGTGTTCGTATTAACGCAGGTTCTAATGCAGTCTTTGGTGCCAAAGAGCGTATCAAAGATAACCTTATGTACCTCATGAAGCTGCAAGGCGTCACTAGGTACTATGCAAATAAAAAGGCTGCTACACGTAAAACTTTTAAGCAACTACTAGCAAACGGTGAAAAACCTAAAGCCGATGTTAATCCTAATGAACTGCCTCGTGTTCTAGAAAACATTCAGCAGGAAGTTGAAGCATTTGGTCAGAATCTAGATTATCTTAATACCTATCACCCTAAAACCGCTGAAGCTCTACTTGAATTGTATGAGCTGTCTGATGGTAAGATTAACAGCATCACTAAACTGACTGAAGATATTAACCACTCTTTCTTGCGTCATGCTCCTTTGATTGATGCTGATCCTGATGCTCCAAACATTCTTGTTCAAGCAGTAAGGGCTAATTACTACAACTCTATGTTGTCGTCTATTGGTACTGCTTCTACTGCTTTGTTTGGTCAGCTTGGTGGTATTATTTCTGAACCTGTTTCTTATTTTGCAGGCGCTCTTCTTAGTAAAGATTTGGATTCAGTTCAACGGGGTTGGATGGCATACAACGCTATTTGGGATACTCAACGTAAAGCACTGCCTCACGCAGGTAAGATGTTTATGAAAGCTTCCCAAAAACCAGCTTCTGTTCTAAGTGAATCTCGTCTTGATTTTACTATCAAACAGGAACGTAAAATTGCACAGTATAGGAAAATCGCTGAAGAGCAATCAGCCCAAGGCGAACACGCTATGCTGTATTTTACCAACTTGTATGAGAACCAAATGCACATGGCACAAGACCCTGTGTTTAGGTTGGTCCCCAACACATTCACTGGTTTTGATGGCTGGAGTGGTGCAACCCTTGCTAATGCAGAGGCACGTTTCCGTGCTATGAGTGAGCTAAAACGTCTTGGTAAAGATATTACTAAAGATGAAGTCAAACGTCTTGCTGATGTTGAATATAACAAAATGTTTGACGAGAATGGGATTCTTGTTGATGAAGCGGTTAAATACAACAACGCTGATATTTCGCTAAACCTTGATACTCAAATGGTCAAGGCTGCGAATAAAGTAATGAGTATTGTGCCTGTTTCCAGGTTGTTCTTCCCGATGCCGACTACGTTGGCTAATGTGTTTAAACAAGCTGATAACTATGTTCCATTGCCGTTTAAATCGTTCCAAAAGGACATCAATGAACTAACCTTTACTCCAATGGAGGATTTTGCCGTTAATCCTGATCTAGTTGAGCAACTACTGACTAGTCGTGGTATTGATGTTAGCAATATGGATGAAGCGGCTCGCCTTGACAAGCTGCTTGATCTAAAATATAAAACTCTTGGACGTAAAGCTGTCGGTAGTTTCCTTACAGGTACGCTTGTAACTGGTATGTTCCTTGGTCAAATTGAGTTGACTGGTGATGGCTTCTACGAACGTAGTGCCCAACGTTCCCGTGAAATCAACAGTGACTGGGAAAAACGTACTATTAGTGTAATGGGAAGTCCCCGGATTGCTTATGAAAAGATCCTCGGTCCTGGTCTCAGTAATTGGGTAGCTACTCTTGCCAACATTGTCGATAATTTTGATTCTATTGGTGAGGCTGCTTTTGAGAACTTGATGGATAAAATGATGTTCATCTTGGCTGGTGCTGTTACTGACCCGCTCAAATCTTCACTGACGCCTCTCACTGACCTTATTGGTGGTGAGAATATGGATGCAGTCAACCGTTTTGCTGCTGGACAAATTAACACCCTCGGTCCTCTTGGCGGTCTTCGTAATGAAATGGGGCGTGTTATTGACGGTGGTTTGAAAATTGTTGAGCAAGATCTTCTGTCTCTTATCGCTAACCGTAACCAATTGGTTGGTGTGTTTGACCCTATTAACCGTCTTCCAGATCTTTACAGTCCTGTAAGCGGTAAAATCCCTAATAAGTACACTTTACTGCAACGGGCTTGGAACTCTTGGGCTCCTATTAAAATTGCACCTACGCAAACTAAAGAAGAGAAATTCTTGGAAGAAATCGAGTTTGATATTACTACTACGTTTAAAACACGTAATGGTGTTAAATTAAACTCTACGGAACGCTCTGAACTATTTCGTTTAATGGGTGAGCAAGAGTACTTTAAGAGGAGTGTTAATTCAATTATGAATACAGCACAATCTCGTAAAACTGTTGACCGACTTAAAGTTGCCCGTCAAGGTGGGGTTAGATCTGATCAGTTAGATCTTAAAGATTTTGACCTTGTTCATTACAAACTAGGACTTGCATTACGTGAAGCAGAAACCGCTGCCTATGCAGCTCTTGACTCTGATATGAGGCTTGCTATTGAAGCCCGCATTCTAGCAGGAAAACAGCAAAAGGAAAAAGCCCAAATGGGTATTATTGACCCTACCTTATCCATCCGAAAGTAAACCTAATAACCAAACCATTTAATTATGGCTACAACTTATATTGAATATGATGGGACAACGACTCCGGCGGTTGACGGTACTAACGTTGACTTCACCTTCCCGTTTCCCTATCTAAAAATTGAAGACGTTCGGGCAAGTATTGACGGTGTAGGGGAAACTGGTTTTACAATTAACCCCTCTACTCCTACTCTTTTAACGTTTGCTGAGCCACCACCTGCTGGTACAACGGTACGTATTTTCCGACAAACTGATGCTGATGCTACTCCTTCAACTTTCTTTGCTGGTTCTGCAATTCGTGCAAAAGATCTGAACGATAACTTTGATCAAATCCTGTATATTATGCAGGAACGCAGTGAGTTTCTTCAAGATCTTCAGCTTGGTCAGTTGCCTACTGGTGGTCTTGGTACTGCTTCTTTTCAGGACGACTCTGTAACGGCAGATAAACTCCGTGATGATACAAGTGTTGATGCAAACCGTGCTGTAACCACTAATCACATCCGTGACAACGCTATTACCACGGCTAAGCTTGCTGACAACAGTGTTACCACAGCTAAAATTGTAGACGCTAATGTAACTACTGCTAAAATTGCAGACAGTAATATAACCTCTGCTAAACTTGTAGATGATATTATTACCACAGCTAAGCTGGTAGACAGTAGCGTTACAACTGCTAAGATTGCAGACGCCAATGTTACAACGGCTAAACTAGCAACTGATAGTGTTACCACTGATAAAGTTGTTGATGCTAATATTACTACAGCTAAACTTGCTGATAGTAGTGTTACGACTGCTAAAATTACTGATGCTAACGTTACCACGGCTAAACTTGTTGATGGCAGTGTTACTGAGGTAAAGGTTGCAACTGATGCAATTACTACAGTTAAGATTGTAGATGCCAACGTTACGACAGCTAAACTTGCTGATGCCAATGTTACTACTGCTAAACTTGCTGATGGATCCGTAACCACAGTAAAACTTGCAGATGATTCAGTAACTCTTGCTAAACTTTCTGATTCAGTAAGTACAGCAATTGAAGCACCTTCTAAAGGGTTTAAATCGTTTAACCTTCCGTATAACACCTTTACTGGTAGTCTTGTAGCCAATAGCCATGCTGGTGGTAATAAGTTTGGTAAAGGAACCGTACTAGCTAGCAATTATACTGGATACCGTCAAGGCAGTTGGACTTCTACTGATGGTAACGTTTATACTTTTGGTAATCAGTACCACGGCGTTGATGGCGTATACACTTATTATTCGGCTGGTGCTGGTGTTACTAATTGGATTGATCCAGAACCAATTGCAGCACAACTTAGAATGCCACGTTGGTTCCACGCTGCCTTAGCTGGTGACTCTAACGAAGCAAAGTGGTTGACTGATTTAGATGGTGTGTCGCTTGGATATACTAACAGAACTAAATATCCAAAAATTATTAACTGCTTGTTTGGTTATACCAACCGTTGGTATCTGACTGAAAACGGTATGTTATTTGCTCAAGGGTATGGCGGTTATTCTATTTCAGGTAATGGTTATTTTTATGGGAACGGTTCTGCAGTTCCATTGGTCGTCCAATTCTATGACACCGCAGGTACTACTGCTCTAACTGGGGTTAACCGGCCTAAGATTAAACAAGTTGTCGGTAGTAATGCTGCCGATAGCAATGATGTAGCCCACAGTGTTTATGCAGTGGATACTGATGGTAATGTGTATTCTTGGGGTGCTAACGGAGTTGGTCAGGTTGGGGATGGATCCACTATTACTAGTTGGTACGCCAAGCAAATTGATCCAGTATACTTTGACAACGAGCCAGTAATTTATCTTACTTGTGGTGGCGGCGGAGCATATACGTCTGTTTATGCTATCACTAACACTGGACGGTTGTTTGTTTGGGGTTCCAATCTTTATGGACAGCTTGGAACAAATGATAACGTTAACAAAACAGTTCCTGTTGAAGCTACCGCAGTTTCCGGTTCTGGAATCCAAGATAAAGTAATTACTCACGTTATTTGTACAGGTGGTAACAGCAGCGTTAACAAAACTGTGGTAATGGATTCAGATGGTATCCTTTATTCAGCCGGTAATGGTGAAGGATATGGTGTGTACCTTGGTCGTTATGACACAACTAATACTTCGGGTAGATCAACCTTTGAACGTCTTACCGATGACACCACAACTTACCTAAGTGATAACCAAAAGGCTGTGTCTGTTTGGTGCACTGGTGGTAGGTATCCTACTTGGTATGTTATTACTGATGGTGGTACCTCTAACCAACCTAAGGTTTACAGCTGGGGTAATAATCAATATGGTCAGCTAGCTCGTAATGCTAATACTAATAATACTGCATCACCTACTGTTCAAGGTGAGTGGTTCCTTGGTGAGTGTACTTTCCAAGACTTTGGTGATTTAGAACTAAACTCAGCTGGTACAGATAATGTCCGTCCAAATGAGATACGTGATGAAACAATGTACGCATCTGCTTGGACTAACAAGCATACGTTTGGTGCACCTGTAGCTGTGTTCGGTAACAACAATGCTTCTTTTAATACAACTAGTATTTGTATGTTAGATAGCCTTGGTCAGCTGTATTTTGCTGGTCGCTGGGTTGACTATCCTCCAATCTCTTATGCAGAAATTAACCATCACAATAACTGGGAAGCTAGTAATGACTATACCCCTATATTTACTATTGGATGGACTCAGCCTGAAAAAATCACTGATTGGGTCTTTACATCTGCTAACGAGGAACAGTATCTAGCTGCAGGTGAGTCTGGTGCTGTTTACGGTGGTGGTGGTAATGCTTACTACGGAAACGGCCTTCCCGCCTCTTATGCCGGTTTTCACCAACTTAACTAATTACTTTTTTGAACAATGCTTGTACAAGACATCGCGGGTCTTTATATCCCGCCTCATGATTATGTGGCTATTTCTCCCGCAGAAACCCCTGCAAGTGGAGACCAAACTTTGACGTATAGGAATGGAGGGGCAAGTGGTACTGTTGTAGCAGTGTTAACCCTTAGTTTTGACGCCAATCGTAACCTCACTACTATTGCTAGGAGCTAATTGATGGGACTTAAATTTAATCCTTTTACGGGTGCTTTAGACCAAGTAGCAATTGTTAACCAAGGTGATTTTAACGATCTTTTTATTGACGCTAACGGTGAAGTCTTTATTGGTACGGATAGTCCGATTAGACTTGGTAAAGGTACGGGAAGCGTTTCTACTAACACGGCTCTTGGTTATGTAGCACTAAACTCTAATACTACCGGAGCCGACAACACCGCTACCGGTTTCGCTGCCCTATCCTCCAACACCACTGGATACAACAACACCGCTACCGGTCTTTACGCCCTCTATTTGAACACCACTGGATACAGCAACACTGCATACGGTACCCATACCCTATTCTCCAATACCACTGGCGTTAGAAACGTTGCTATCGGTCGTGACTCCCTCTCCTCCAACACCACTGGTTCTGATAACGTTGCTAACGGTTTCCAAACTCTCAACTCCAATACCACTGGATTCAGAAACGTTGCTAACGGTTATCAAGCCCTTTTAAGCAACACTACTGGAAGCTACAACACCGCTAACGGTTACGGTGCCCTCGTTTTAAACACTACTGGGGACAACAACACCGCTACCGGTTACCAATCCCTCTTCTCCAACACTACTGGAAGCTTCAGCACCGCTAACGGTTACCGAGCCCTTTACGCCAACACCACTGGAAACTACAACGTTGCTAACGGTAGCCTAGCCCTTTATTTCAACACTACTGGAGTTCAGAACGTTGCTAACGGTAGCCAAGCTCTTTACGCCAACACTACTGGAAGCTACAACACCGCTAACGGTTACCGAGCCCTATACGCCAACACTATTGGAGTTTACAACGTTGCTACCGGGTTTGAAACCCTCCGATTTAACACCACTGGAAACAAAAACGTTGCTAACGGTTTCCAAGCTCTTTACGCCAACACCGCTGGTAGTGATAACGCTGCTAACGGTCACCAATCCCTCTTCTATAACACCACTGGAAACAGAAACGTTGCTAACGGTAGCCAAGCTCTTTTTAACAACACTACTGGAAACGAAAACACCGCTACCGGCTACCAATCCCTCTACTACAACACCACCGGAAGCTATAACGCCGCTAACGGTTACGGTGCCCTCGCTAATAACACTACTGCGGACAACAACACCGCTAACGGTTACCAATCCCTCTTCTCCAACACAACTGGTGTTAACAACGTTGCAGTAGGACGTAATGCTCTTTTCTCCAACACCACTGGCTACGGCAACGTTGCTAACGGTCACGCTGCCCTTAACTCCAACACCACTGGCATCAGAAACGTTGCTAACGGTTTCCAAGCCCTTTACGCCAACACCACTGGAAACTACAACACCACTAACGGTTACCAATCCCTTTTCTCCAACACCACCGGAAGCTACAACACTGCTAACGGTTACTTTGCCCTCTACACCAATACCACTGGAACCCACAACGTTGCTATCGGTAACCAAGCCCTCTCCTCCAACACTACTGGTTCTGATAACATAGGTATTGGTGTTGAGGCATGTTTGAATAACACTTCAGCCAATTTCAACGTTGGTATTGGTCGTCGAGCACTTTACACTAACAGCACAGGTTACTACAACGTAGCTGTAGGTTATCATACTCTACA